TTGGTGTCGAGTGCTGTCATGTCCGCATCAACTTCACTTGGTTGGCGCTGGAAGCAAAGTAAATGCTCAGGCTGTTCTCGACTTGCAGATACCTTTTGTATTGCGGACTGAATTTGTCGTACTCAACCTCAATCGGTCCGACTTTTTCACGAATCGTGACCTGACCTTGATCGTCCAGCAATGTCTCGGTATTGGCTTTCAGCGCAAGTTCAGCGCAAGCGTTCTTGACCTGAATCGGGACAATGTCAAAGTCAACATATTCGGGGTAAGCATTGACCGAGCAAATATCCCTAACTGGCACATAAATCCGAGGCCAGTCGAGTGCTTGGGTATTGACGTAACGGTAACCATCCCAGCGCAGGCGATAAACAGCGACCATGTAATCGGTCGCACCACGCAAAAGCTGTTCTTTTTGGGTGGTAGTCAGCGCCGCCCAATCCGTATTGCCGCGGTTGCTGTGGTAAGTATCGGCATCAGAAACGCTGATATAGCTTTCGCTGTTCGGAAGTCCGCTGCCATCTTCAACGATCAGGCTCATTCTTCACCCCACTCAAGCATCCCATAGACACCAGAACCATCAATCACCGTGTTGTCAGCAAAGATGCAAAGACCTTCGCCGGGAAGCAGCAAAAAGCCTTCTTCGTGATCGAATTCAATGTTTGATGGTGATCCGGTCGTTTTGGATACGATTGAACGCTCCATGAAGTAGGTTTCACGGGTCACGCCAGTCATGTCCAAGCCCGCATTTTTGCGATAGCACAGCATCATGCTTGGTTCTGTGTTGTTGTCATATCGGGTTGGAATAATGACATCAGCACCAGATGCGCTTGGAGTGCCTTTAATGCGCCGCCATCCATAGATAGAGTTAGCGCCACCACCCGAATCAGCAGAATCAAGCTGAAGGTGCATCCGTAGCAAACGCACTGTCTTGGTGTCGCTATTAACCCAAACCTGATACGCCGTATCTTCGGTGAAGACGGTCGGCTTAACAGCGATGCGTGAACAATACCGTTTCATTTCTTTGCCTTCTTCTTGGCAGTCTTAGCCACAGACAAGGCAATGGCTACCGCTTGCTTTTGCGATTTTCCCGATTTCATCTCAGTAGAAATGTTCTTTGAGATACTTTTTTGGCTGTAACCTTTTTTCAACGGGGGCATAGCGATAACCTCAAATTAGGTGGGACAGCAAGAACCGTAAACAGGAATCCGGGAGCTGCCCCGATTCATCAAGCAGGCTCGTACCCGCCAGCTTTGTAGTTCTCAACTTCTGACACCGGTACAGCTACCTCATGCGGTGCTGGGTAGACTTCCGGGTCACGTTTCATCACCACAAATCCAGCGGCTTTTTCGGCCTTCTCTGCTGGTTTTTTCTCAGCCATGTTTTACTCCTAAAAAATAGGCGGGGAATGGTTACCCCGCCATTTGCTCTTAGCCGAGCAGGAGGGCAACGTGGTTGGGCTTCCAGACCTTTACGCCGTATAGAGCGCGAACTTCGATCATGGTCTTCATGTAGCCCTTGTAGACTGCAATTTCAAAGACCAGACCGGAGAAGGGGTCTTGAACGGTCATGATGTCAACCGCAGCATCGCCACCAGCCGGGAGTGCCGGGGGACGAATACCGAGTTCAACAGCGGTGCGGTGGAAAGCCACGTTAGCGGTGAAGTTGTTGCCGATGGTGATTGCATCGTTGTCAGCTTCAGCATAACGGAGACCCGGAGAGCCGATGGTGAATGAACCGCCAGACAGCGCGGTGTTTGCGACATAGATGTCAGACGTACCAGCGAAGGTAACGCAGTCACCAGCCAGCAGAGTGCCAGATCCGGTGTCAACGCTGATGGTGGTGTCACCAACGGCGCCAGCAGCAGAAAGCTGGTAGCTCGTGCCAGTACCCTTGGTATGGCTTGCAACGCCAGCAGATTCCTTAATCATCAGGCCCTGAAGGTCAAGGAGCGTACCCTGACGGAGCAGATCAGAACCACCAGCAGTGTTGACCTGCTGAAGCTGTGCCAGATTGCGGAGCTTTACGCCAGCCGCTGAGTTAATAACCAGCGTGATCTGGTTGTCAGTCGGGCAGCCGTTGTCTACGAGGATCTGACGAACTTCTGCAACCGTGTTGAAGTTGGACGCAAAAGGAGTCGTGCCAGCAGAACCTACTGCGCGTGATGCGCCTTTGTAGGCAGCCGTTGCCAGCGTAGATTCGATGCTGTTGCAGATAGCCCGCATGGCCTGCTTGATCTGATCGCCGTAGATCGTTTCAAAGCCTGAGCCATTGTTGACATGCTTGATGTCTTCGCCAGTCCATGGGATCTGAACTGATGCGTAGTTGTCGAGCGTCATCGTCTTGTTATCTACCGTCTGATCGGTTCCTTCCGGAATCGTCATGGACGGAGCAAACGTGGTGTTTACGCTCGGAGTGCGGGTGAATGCAGCGCGGATCGTGTCGCCTTTAGCCGCACGAGTCGTTGCATCGCCGTTGATGGTGGATGAAGGAATGAACCCTACGAGTTCTCTTCCGACAATGTCCGCAGCTTTATATATGTCTGCTGCGAGGTTGTTGAGCGTGTTACTCATGATTGATACCTCTAATTAGAAGATGATTTACTAGCGGCTAATGTAGCCATCCGAGAAGCAATCCGCTTTGCGACCCATTCTGGGTCCTGCTTTTTGCCTTTGTGAGCCTCCGACATTAGCTTGCGCGTCTTATCGGATAGCACATTACCTAAAGCTCGACTGTTCCCGATTAAACTAGCAGAAACTTTTTGCTTTGTTTCATCGGAATAGGTCTTGCCTAGATTTGCTTGGCGCATTTTTTCAATGTGCGCCGGAGACTTTTTCTTCCCCGTGTGTGCAGCAGAAATTTTTTGTCTTTCTTCTATGCTTTTTACACGTCCCTTACCGCCAGACGAAATAGCCTGCTTATGGCTATCAGAAAGACTTTTTCCCGTTTTTGCTCGGGAAATTTTGTTTCTGGTTGCTTCAGATCGTTTTGTCCCTAAAGCAGATCCTGCTTTTATTGTGCTGTTGTACCCAGATTTGTACGCATCAAAAGCGTCCATGCAGATTTGTTCGTACATGAGCAAATCTTTGGGCTCGCAAAGTAGGATTGGTGAGAAGGTAAACGCGCCTGATCCGTATTTAGCCCAAGCGCGTTGTAGCTTTACGGCATGGTGATTGCCGTTGAGTAAGGATGTTTTGTGCTTTCTGAAGCGCGAATGGAAGCACTTGGCTGAGCCAATGTATTGCTTTCCATTTATGTCGTTGCGGATCTCGTAGATACCGCTAAGTTTTGCTATCAAATTGCCACCTTAGTTAGGCGGCATTATACCGCCCTAGCCTTCTACCTTCCCGCCAGCTTTCGCAAATTCAGACCGCTCGAACTGTGACGCTGCGTCAAATTTCTCGCGAGTCCAAACCTTTGCGCCGGAGCCGTTACCAGCCCCGCCGCTTGCACCACCGCCACCATTGCTGGGCGCGGCAATGTAATGCTTGCCTTCATCACTGGTCGCCCAGGATGAAACAAACTCTGTCAGTTCCTTGTCGCCAATCAATGCTTTCCTTGCATCTCCATCAGCAACGATCTTTGCCTGACTGCCAAACATGGCCTTGACTGCGGGTAGGAACTGATTAGCCACCCCAGCCTTTACCAGTGCATCGGTTAACCCGTTATCAATGAGAAGTTTCTGAGTAAATCCAGCTTCAGCCGCTAATGCGTCCTGAGCCTGTTTCAGCATTTTGTCCTGCGCTTTCTTGGCCGTTTGTGCTGTACCTAGATCAGATTCAAGTGAATCAATCTTGGCCTGAAGCCTGTCAATTTCAGCGGGATCAATTGCTTTACCCTTTCTGGCTTCCTTCAGTTCTGACAGAAGTTCCTGATTCTTCTTTGACAGACCGCCGGTAGCAGCCTCAACCGCCTCTGCAATTTTGGCGCTGAGTTCTTCTTCACTGATTTCCATCTATACCTCTGGTGTTGATGGTGTCCCTCTGGGACGGGTTAACGTGACGCAATCACGCTTAGGCGCGAATATACCACAAATAAAATTTAGTCAATACCGGCCTTTTTAAACAAAGTCGCGTCTTTGGAGCGTAATTGCGCCAATGTGTATTCTTTTCCAGACTGATCGACAAACCGATCTAAGTCCATACCTTCACGAAACAGTTTTGCTCGGGTCGGGCCGAGTACCTCATCCTGAAATGCGGCTGATTTCTTTTTTAGCCATGTCTGGTAGGTTTCTGCTTCTGATACCTGACCATCCATCGAGGCGCGAGTTCCAGGTGGTG